CCGTCCGTCGTGCCCAGCATCATGGAGACCGGGCCGGCCTTGACGGTGAAGGTCAGGGGATATTCGGTTCCAGCGACTACGGGGAAACTCTGCTTGATGCCGGCAATATTGGTGCCGTCACCGATCAGGTCGCACCATCCGGACGAATCCCATTCGATGGCGGAAGGGCTTGTGGATATGTCGGTCCAGCCGTTCAGGTTGGAGTCGAAACCGCCGTTGGTGATGAGTTCCCCGGTGGCTGATGGCGTCAGCGTGATGGACGCATCTTTGTTTTCGTCCCGATAGGGGCCATCAACGAACTCCACGACATCAATGGACCAGTCCGTGTTTCCCTTGCGCGAGAGCTTCATGGGTGTGTGGGACTGGTGAACGATGTAAAGCACGTCTGCCGACTGCGCAAAGGATAGCCCAGCCAGGTCATCAGCAGCGTAGGGGGATTCGATCTCATAAGGGGCCGATCCCGTGTCATTAAGGACCTGCCCTTCATCGGCAAAGAACCGGATGTACTGGTCCCCGAATTCCAGCACATAGGTCTGGCTGGCGGAAAACTGGAAGGGGATGAGGCGCACCGCTTTGTCGCTGAACTTGGCAGCAGCCACAAAACGTGTGCCGGGCCGCCGCGTGATGCCGCCATGCGGCAACGTGATGAAATTTTCCAGACGGGCGGCTCCGGTCGCGTACTTCTCCAGGTCCGTCCGGCCTCCGAGCCGCGGACTGAATTCCCCGCCGGTCAGGCTGTTCTGGATGTAGGTGACCTTGCTCATCGGGCATCGGTCCAATAGGTGTTCACGCTCTGGTCTATCCTTTGTTCCTGGGCCGCCAAAAGCTTCTCATTGGCCAGGGCCGTCAGGTATTCCTTGTAGAAAAGCTCCTGTTGGGTGGCATTGCCCGATATGGCGTAGACCAGTTCCGAGGCGAGGCGCAGGGCCACGACTTCGGCCAAGGAGGCAGACAGCCTGTTCATGTCCGTCAGGTGGCGCACGTAGAGGATGGAAAGGGCTTCCAGGTCGGAAACGATGGTCGAGCCTTCGAGGCGATAGGACGCCGAAGCATCCCCATCCACCTCCACGACGCGCAGGCAGTCCGCCGGCAGCTGGTAGGCATAGCTGAAGCCCCATGCCGGCGCGTCCGCCAAGCGGGCCAGTGTGGCCCGGGCCAAGGCACAGGGCCAGGGATATTGCCGCAACACATCGTCCAGACACCGCGAAAAGGCCTCGTTGCACCTGGATGCCTGGGCCGATCCGTCCGTCAGGGACAAGATGGACGCCGCGCCGATCTTGGCGAGAGCCGAGTTGCAAATGCCTATGACGGATGTGGCCATGTTTTCCCCGCGAAACGGGGCCGGCCGAAACCGGCCCCGGGTTTGTTATTCGTCCGGCGGATTCTCGCCGGTCTCGGGGTCTTCGGCCGGCTCGACTTTCTTGCCGCGCCGTTTCGGAGACAGCACCTCGAAATGATCCAGCATGGGGTGATCCTCGGGCAGGTCCAAAACGGTTTCCTGGCCCTCGGCAAACAGCTGGTCATTCAGGTAGCATGGCCTCAGCGCCCGAACCTTCATCTGGGGCATGGTTCAGTCCTCCTTACGGATTGGCCTGGCGATCCAGGATGATGCCGGCCGTGATCTTGCCCGTGGTCGGCGCGGTGCCGGTCACGGTGAAGTAGAGCCGCACGTACCGCAGACAGCCCTGCGGCAGTTTGGCCTTGAAGATTTCCTTGTTCAGGGTCAGGGCGGCCAAAAGGTCGGTCTCCTGCGCGGGGAGGTCCACCGGCGTGGTGAAGTCGGCGTCGGTGGCGGTCTGCAGCTTCACTCCCAAGCTGGTCAGGTTGTTGAAGGCCTCGGACACGCGGGCGAAGACCTCCATGCTCGACCGGCCGGCATCGGCGCTCCCCAGGTCGATGACGTTGGTGGAGGCGGCCGACGCCGTGACGGCCTGGTTCTCGGAGAACATCTGCTGTTTGTCCATGTACATGGCGTTTCTCCAAGGGGCCGACTCGTGCCGGCCCCGGGGTTGGCGTGGTTTAGCTGACGGCCGATTCGGTGTTGAGAATGGCGTCACAGCGGTTGACCGGGATGCCGTCGAAAGAAACGACGTGCTTCCCGGAGACCTGCTCCATGGTCAGGGTGGAGGCGGCCACCTTGTTGGCGATCTGCCGGCGCAGGAAGCTGCGGACGGTGCGCGAGCAGTAGAAGACCGGCCGGCCCATCTTGATTTCGGGAAGCAGTTCGATGGCCTGGGTCATCAGGTCGATGAGATCGGCACCGCTGGCGGCGTCTTTCGTGAGGGCGGTCACGTCGATGTTGGCGACACGCACGACGTACCGCCAGTCACGGACGGTCATGCCGATGTCCCACTTGTAGTGGGTGCGGTAGCCCTGGTACTTGCCGCCGTTGGCATCCTCGAGGGTCACTTCGCCCAGGTCGTTGTGCTGCAGGCCGGCCTTGCTCCCCTTGGGGAAGATGCCGTGAATGGTGTTTTCGCCCCAGCAGACCAGCCAGACGCTGGTGTTGGTGCTGCCCGAGCCCGATCCGGACAGGACGTTGCCGGCGGACTGGGAACCGGACAGGGCGTTGTAGCGCGGGGCCAAGCCCAGGAAGCGTTCGGGGTTCACGGCCGTGTTGCCGTAGAACACGGTGGACGCCATGGCCTGGTTCATGGCTTCGATGAAGGCTCGGTCCTCGGAGAGCCGAAAGGCCGACGTGTTGCCGTTGAGATCGGCCAGGGCCTTGTCCACCTCGGCATAGGCCTCGAGCATGCCGCACGAGTCGGTGACCTGCGCGGTCGAGCTCTTGGACGGCTGCACGCCATAGTTGAGCATGCGCCAGGTGGCCGAGGGCAGGCCGGTGCGCACGGTGGTCTTGTGCCCGGTGGGCAGGTTGCCCTGGACGAAGGGCATATCGTCCAGGATGGGGTTGGTCAGATTGAGCAGTTCGGCCACGGCGTCGATTTTGCCGTCAGGGTCCAAACGCTTGGCCCAGTCGGCCAGGGTGATGAAGTTGCTGCCAAGGGTGGCCATGGTTCACCTCGTGATGGTTGACGGTTATTTGGACGGGTACAGGATGTCGGCCACGTTCTTTTCAGCGGCCCCACCCGGAGCGCCTTTCCCCTTGGCCTTGTCCTCGGACACGGCCTTGCCGATCCGTTCGAACATCTTGACGATGGCCGGATGGAAGGCGGCCCCGGACTTCTCGAGGACGGCAAAGACGTCCTTATCCGCGAACGCTTCCAGCCCCTTCTTGGCCACGGCAATGCGGCTGTCGTAGTCGCCGCCCCATTCCTTGGCCAAAGACTCGACATTGGCCTGATTGGCGGCCTCGAAGGCCTTGAAGGTCTCCTGGGTCTGGCGCGCATACAGTTCCAGGGAGGCCTGAAACTGCTTGGGAGTCATGCCCTGGGCCTTGGCGAACTGCCGGAAGCCTTCGATACCCTTCTCATCCAGGGGAACGGCTTTGAGGTCTTCCGGGGCTGTCCAGGTGTACTGCGGCTCCTGTCCCTGCTGCTGTCCCGTGCTATCACCGGCTTGGCCCGTCGCCGTACCTTGGGTCTGCTGCCCGCCGGACTGGGTCGTTTGGCCCTGGTCCGTCGTCTGTTGTCCCTGCTGCGGCGTCGTGGTCGAAGCGCCGGCCTGTTCCCCGCTCTGCGTCCCCGCTCCGGTGTCACCCTGCGGCGTGGTCAGCGTGTCGGTGTCAGCCATGTTGTTCTTCCTCTTCGATTTTCTGAGTTGCGGTTTTCAGATCGTCAGCCAAAAGCCGGCGCATTGCAGGGTCATGGATGGCCCCCCGCACAGCCGCCAGCATCATGCCTTCGGGCGTATTGATGCCGAGAGTTTCCAAAAGGTGCATGCCCACGGAACGACGGCCCAAGGCGTAGATGTCCCTGGAGTTGCCATTGAACGCCGACCCAAGCACGGCCGTCACGCCAAGGAGGTCCTGGAGTACTCGCCAGCCATGGGGAGAGCCGAGAAACGTGCGGTGGTAGTCCTCAAGACGCTGTCTCTCCTTGGTCTCTGCGGCTACATTGGCTTCCTTTGCCCGGCGCGCATCGTCAGCCAGCACATCGCTTTCAAACGTCATTGCGGCGTCCCCTGTTGGCCCTGGCCTTGCTGTTGGGCCAGCATGGCGGTCAGCGCACTGGGCTTGCTCATGTCGGCCTGGGCAAGTGTTTGGGCCGTTTCGGCCTGCTGTTGGGCGGCCAGGGCCTGCTGCTGCTCCTGCTGCGCCTGGGCCTGGGCCTGCCGTCGTTGCGCCACCTCGTCATCGGGACGCACGATCTCGGCCGGCACGTTGTAGGCGGAAGCGTATTCATCAATGGCCTTGTCCAGGTCGAGTTTATCCAGGACAGTAGGAGACATCTGGGCCATGGGGGACACGACCTGGAAGAACCGGTTCATGCCATCGGCCCAGGCCATGCGCTGTGCCTGGGACAGAAGGCCGATGTATTCGACCTTGATGGGGGCACCCTGTATTTCCTGGGGAGGATCGGGGAGTACCACCTCGGACGGGTTGACCACCGTGCCGTCCACGTTGCGGCCGCGATGCCAGAGGATGTCGAAGGTGCGGGAAATGGTCGGGTCGAGCAGTTCCGTCTGCTGGCGTTCGATGACCGGCCCGAGCATGAGAATTTTTTCTTCGCTGCGCTCCATGACCTCGGTGGCGGTCATGTTCGGCTGCTGCAGCAGCATCAGGAAGACGTCATTGAAAAACCCCTGGGCGATGCGATCCTCAAGCTCCTTGATCTTGACGCCGGTGTTCTGCACGTCGAAATTGACCTGATACAGCGGCCCCATCGCGTCCTTCCCGCCCTGGTCGGTATAGGTGACGCCAGAGGGGAAGGTGTTGATCCCCCCCATTCCCTTGAGCGTCGAAGGAGCCAAAAGGGGAGGGTCAGCCATCTTGTGCAAGGCCTTGAGCTGGGTCTTTTCCATCTCCTGGAGCATCTTGATGTCCGGAAGGATGTCCTCAGCCTGGCCCCGGCCGTAGACCTCCGAACCGGTGGTGTCCCAGCGAGACACCATGTAGGGCATGACCCTGAATCCGCCTTCGGCCAGGATTTCCTGGTCATCATACGAAACCCAGACCGATTCGAAGGGCATGTCCTGGGCGGCCGCGCTGTTGGGATTCCTCTGCTCCCTGGGCTGCACGATATGGAGCACGCGGCTGTATTCGTAGGGCTGGGACTGGGCCAGGGTCCGCACACGCTCCGGACAAGCATCCCCCCATTCCTGGACCATGGACTTTGCCGTCCACCAGGTCAGACGATTCACCGTGTCGATGTCGCCGCTTGGGCCGGCGGCCAGGAAGTATTCCCCGATGGTGAAGGGGCGGAAGTTGATGAGGGTGGTGTCGGATTCTCCCTCGAACATGCAGCCGTTGCCGAAGCACCCGAGCTCGGCGAAGATACTGTGCGCCGCTGCATAGAAGCCACCCTTGGCCAGGGCCATGTAGATGCGCTTCTCCACAGCCTGCAACCAAGCTTTTACCGTCCCCAGGGCCGCAAGGTCGGCATCGGCCAGTGTCAACCGAAACCAAGGCTGCATGGGGCTGGTCAAGCCGCTTTGCATGCCGGCCGCCAGCCGGCGCAAGGCCGTGGTAGCCGTGGAATTGAAAATCTTGCTGGTATCGTTCTTGGCGGCGTCCGTGGGCTTGTTGGACGTGCTGCCGGTCATGAAACCCTTTCGGGGCATCACGTAGGCAATCAGATCCTCCCACTTGGTTTCCCAGGTCTGGCGGTCTGCCTTGAGTTGCGCAAAGCGCTCGAGGTATTGCCTGGCCCGTTCGTCCATGACTACTGCCCCAGAAGGGTTTTACGCCCCACGGTCGGCGTCCCCGTCGTGCCGAGGCCACTGGTCAGGATGGTGGCCTTGCGCCCGGCGGCCAGACGACGCCGTTTTTCGGCAGCCGCGGCGTTGGCGTCAGTGGTGGAATCCATGTTGTTGTACATGGCCGACACCTTGTACGACTTTTCCTGCTCGGCCGCCTGCTGCTCCAGAAGCGCTGTTTGCTTGGCCGCTTCATCCGCTGCGGCCTGGGCCTCATCGGCCTGCTTCTTGGCCATGGCCTGCATGTTGGCATTCATATCGTCTATTTTCTTTTGCCTGGCCGCGGCCTCGGCTTTCGCCTGGGCCTGGGCATCGTTCACCGCCTGCGCAAGCTGAGAGTTTGCGCTGTTGGCCCCGGAGGCTGCGGCAGAGGCGGCAGCGCGCTGTTGCGCCGCCGTCTGGGATGCTCCCGAAAGGTAGGACTGCTGGCTGTTGTACTGGCTCGTCTGGGCGTCCTGCTGCTGGGCCGCCATCAGCACCATCATGCCCTGCGCCGCCGTTTGCGGGCTGGACATGAGGTAGGCCGCCACAGGCATGACAGACTGGACGTTTTGTCCCTGACTGGTGTCTTCCTGCGGGTACAGATAGGGCGATGATCCGGCCATTACGAAGTGCCTCCAAGCAAGGTTTTGTAGAGGGAAAGCGTGCTGTCATCGCTGCTGAGCAGGGACGTGTTTCCTGAGTTTGTCTTGTTCTTGTAGCCCTTGACCAAGGTGT